CTTCTGCAAGGCTGCGAATTGTGCGTCGTTGTTGTTCATTGAGACTGCGTTTGCCTTGATGCCTTCGCGCAAGAGGCCAGCCTTGGCTGAATTCTCCGAGCCCGCTTCGAGCTTATTGAAGTCGTCAATAAACTCTTTCGCATCCTCTGCTTTTCGGAATGCGGCCGGCGGTGCTTCAAGAAACAACTTACCCCGAAAGCCCCGCCTGAGTTGATTTAGCTTAAAGTTCACCTCTTCGCTGCCCGTCGCGAAGGTCTTGTTTGCAACATCGAGTAGCCCGATCCCCTCGACGCCATCGAAAGAAAAGCCTGGAACGTGCAAAACGTCGGCATCGTGAAACACTAGGTAGCCGTTCGAGTCGGCATCGTAAGCGTCGAAAAGGTTCTTCTTGCTCTGATTGTCTGGCTTTGTGACATGGTACTTTTCGCCCTCATGGATGATAGTCCAAGTCGCATCGGGCATCATGGGAATTAGCTCGGTAATCGTCCGAGCGTTGCGGATGATAGCCGCCCTGCCATTCCCCTTGAGAAGAGCATGACTCAAGAATTGCTCCTTGAAAGTCGATGGGGCTTGGATCTTATTCGGTTGCTCCCTGAGTAGCTGATAGCCAACATGCAAAGTATCGTTGATCGACCCCTGCCCAACTACCCGCTTAACATCGACAGGGATTCGCCCGAAGTCCCCGGTTAGCTTGTTGTGCGCGTACCAAGCCGGAGGGACTCCTAGAGCCTCATTCACGCCGACCCTACGCCCGCTCAAATACGAGTCATCGTCTAGCCCCATCCATCGAGCAAACACGCTAAATAAACTCATCCGAGCCTCCTTAAGTCACGTAAAGTTTACCCGAAGAACGCTCAGGCTGCAAACTGGCAATCCTGTAAGCCATCACCGCCGCAACGATGGGGTCGATCTTGTCTTTCGACTTGGCCTTATCGAACATCCACCGATCTTGGCGATCCTTGCATATCATTGCATTATTCGCACACCATCGCAGCAATTTGGACTCTAGGAACACAAGCCGCCCGTCTTTCATTAGCTGAATAAAATCGCGAATAGCCTCATTGAAGTTGGCTTGGTTTTGAGCCATCCTGGCCGCCGTCGCTCCAGCCTTGCCTATTTTTTCGCCTAGTTGCTGCCCGTTGTACGGGTCATAGGCTACCTGCTCGATGCCGTATAGCTCGATTTCCTCAATCAGCGATTCGGTTAAATCCTCGATCGGATAGGTACACTTGAAAAGCTCTTCGGTGTGAACAAACTCCGAGAATGGCATCGCCGTCAAGTCCCGCTTTGAGTCTGCCGCGATAAATGCCCGCGTCTTGATTTCGTAGCGAAAGACCGTCTTGCCTTTGGCGTCGGTATCAATCGGGAATCTGGCGCACAAGGCATACGCCGCTAAGTCGTCGCGTGCTCCAAGGTCGACCCCTGAGCCAAAAGCGTCGGCCCCGTTCCAGTCGCTATGAGCCCCAACGCAATTATCGAAGTCGTTTAGATCGAAGGCTTTTTCGGTCGATGATACTAGGGTGTTGCCGTGGAATCGCTTGAATCGATTGATGCCGATCGCGGTTGCCTTGGATTCGTTCCAACGCTCCCTAAGGTAATCAGCCTTTACCGAAACGCCGAGATTGGGATTGCTCTTTTTCCAGTTCGCCTCATCGCCTGGATCGTCTTTGTCGTCTAGCTCGTAGATCAGAGCGAAGAGAGTATTGTCGCTGTGGATGCCTGAAACGACATTCACCGCGTAGTTGTATTCCTCTAGCCACAAGTGCGAATCGTCTGCCCCTGCCGTCGTGATAATTAAGTGCAATGGTTGCGAGCGACTAGCCGAGCCTGTCACCATCGTATCGTAGAATTTCCGATGGTACGCGCCCCATGCGTGAAGCTCATCCATTACCACAACATGCGGGTTCAATCCGTCAAAAGGCTTTTCGCTTGAGACCTTGCGAATGAACGATTGATTGTGCTTGAAGGTAATCGTTTCGTTTTTTATGTCCGTGTACTTTAGTAGCGGTTGGGACTGGCTTACCATCCTTTCGCACTCGGAATAAACAACGTCGGCCTGTTCTTTTTTGGTTGCCGTCAAGAGGATCTGCCCTACCGCTTCGGGCTTACGTGTCTTTGGGTCAATGTCAGCCATTCCAAGGAAGTGACAAAGCCCCGCGATGAGCGTTGACTTCCCATTCTTCCGGCCCATCGACCAGTAGACTTTGCGAAACCGCCTTGAGCCGTCCTCATCGCGCTTCCACCCGAAGATGTTCCATAGCCCGAATAGCTGCCAATCCTCAAGGATTAGAGGCTTGCCCGCGAATTCGCCAACGGAATGACGCAGGACGAGAGGGAAGAACTCGCAAACGCTAGCCGCCTTAGCCGCATCGAAGTAGTACGGAAAGTCCGGCGTAGATTGCCGCTGCATATCGAGCCGAAAGCGTAGTACCGCATCCTTAACGCGATTGCACGAGGGTATCGAGCCATCCTCGATAGCTTGGCAATAATCCTCAACACGTAGCGAAATACCGCTTGCTATCAACCTGGAGCCCTCTTTAGCCACTCGGCAAATTCGTCCTCTTCTGGTGGAAGTGTCGCAACCATTCGAGCCCTAGCCGATGGAGTCAAACCAAGTTCCGGCAATAGCCGATTCATTTCCTCCCGGTACTTATGCAGTTCGACCGAAAACGGATTTCGCTTGGCGTCGATCCCGTCATCGGTCTTTTGAACCAAGACAATCCCGGTTTTCAAAACCGCTTTTCGTGCCAGCATCCAACCGCCGTAAGCTGTGCAGTAGGCAATCATAATCTCCCGAAGGTCGCTTGAGCAAATCCCGTTTCGCTTCATGTCCTCAAGCAACTGGCCCCATTTGAACTTTTCATCGTCGCTAAAATAGTCCGGCATTTCAGGTTCTTCCCCGTTGGCCTTCGGAGCCGCTTTGTTCTCTCGCTGCGGGTTCTTGATGTAACTCCCGCTTAGCTTGAGGATTTCTGGAGCCGTTTTTTTGCGTCCCTTGGTCATTGGCTTACCCTACATACTTGCAATTTGCGGTAACTCTAGACGCTGAAACGCTCATCGATTTTATTCCTGACGACGCGCCTTTTTGACTAACATGCCCCAGTCTAGCCACAATCCATTTGTCGCTCTTGTGTCGATGCTTAATCATAGCAGGGTGGCTGGTGGTTGACTGGAACGCATAGCCAAGTTTTTTCAAGTAGCCGCCTAGCCATTCGCTCAAAGCGTTTCCAATTCCTACGCCTTGAAAGTCCGGCAAAACAACCGTTCGGTGTTCTCGTTTTGTATTCTTCACGCTTGGATGAACTAGGGTAAGGTAGCTTGTGAACGCCACCGGTCGACCATTCCAGCAAGCAACGAAGCATTGAGCCGCCTTGTGAATGTTGGCTGTCATATAATGATGCCCGCTAAACAATGGCCAAGCCATCGTGGTTGCTTTGTGGATGTCGAGTTTGATTTCTGGTCTACGCCGAAGACACCTCCAAGAAAACTTTTGCTCGGTCATGTCTAGCACCCAATCAGGGTCTAGCCATTCCTCAACGTCGGAATGACAGGAGACAGCAACGAATTTCTTTTTTGCTTCGCGTCGAATCGCTTTCGATACTGCGGCCGATGCCACCTTAGCAACCGTCCTATCGACAACGCTGGTAAACTCATCGAATACAACCAAATCACTTGCTTCGCAAAGCGACCTAGCTAGATCACAACGGAACTTTTGGCCGTTGCTCAATGCGTGATAAGGCTTGAGCCATTGCGGAGGGGAAGAGAACCCGACCGACGACAACGCACCCGTTATATCCGTAGCGGATAGCTTTGGATCGAATCCGTCAACGATCGCCTTTTTTGCGTCCCAGTCAAATCCGTTTTCGATCATGCTTTCGCCAAAGCATTTTCTAGCGATTGTGGACTTACCGGAGCCGCTAGGACCGACAATCAGCCCAATCGACCACGGCTTTTCCTCGATCGGAATATCGATCTTCCAGGAATGCTCGATAGACGCCATTTCTGGAACGTCGAAAATGCCTTTTACCTGTTGAACCCGAAACGAGTTTTGAATATCGGATCTAACTAGAACGTCAACACTCGGCATTTGTAGCCCTCCTTTTCGAGCATTTCAAAAACCGCTTGCTGATCGCTTTCGGACTCACAAGTAACGACGATTTCCCATTTGCTTGACAAGTCAACTTGGCTTTCCTCTTCCGGTAACTCCTGCGATAGCATCGCCTCGATTTCCTCTGTCGAGAAACCCGCCGCGTTTGCTAGTGCCTCGTCGTCCGTCAGCAAGCCGCTTAATTGAGCCGCTAGGATATCCGGATCCCACTCGGCTAGTTCTGCTGTCCGGTTGTCCGCGATAGCGTAGGCGATAGCCTCAGAGCCCTTCAACGAGGTCTCGACGCACTCGATGGTTTCCCATCCAATCCGCTTAGCTGCCTCTAGCGTTCCGCTTCCGGCCCGAACCACCTTGGAAGCATCGATAACGATCGGTTTCTGTTGGCCAAAGCGACGAAGTGACGCAATGATCGAATCGATGTTCTTTTCGTCGTGCTTTCGAGCGTTGGCAGGATCCTGGGACAAATCTTCAATTTTTACCGAGACGGTTTTCACGCTAAAACTCCAATTTGGGGGAAGGTTTCGTATGCGATCACGAGCGATCGAGTAGCCTTAGTATCAAACATTCTAATACCCCCCGTTCATCCTGGCCCCATGCAGAGCCTTATCGTAGCTAGCCTCTGACCATCGCTTTACAGCCATGCCTTGGGCCTCATCGCCTTCAATTGCCTCGTGACATGGCTCGCATACCGCAAGCCAATTGGACGCTTCACGGGCCAAGCTAGGGGCCTTGGCTATTGAGTGAATATGGTGCATATCCTTTGAGGGTTGTGCATCGACCACGCCATAGAGCATTACGCACCGCTCGCACAATGGCCGCTCGGCCCTCAGTCGCTCTGAGGCTACTCGATGGGTCCAATCATAGTTCGCCCTGGCTTGTGGCCGTCGCTGCGTAGACCTACCGCCATCGCACTCGCAACGGTCGGCAACAATCTTTCCGCATCGACATAGCTTAGCCATTGGATGCCGCCTCTTGCACTGTGAGTACACCCATAGCAATCACGCTATTGCCGCCGCCTGTAACGTCACGCATCGACCAACGGTACTGGCCGTTGCCGCCTGTAACCTCCGTGGTCACCGGCACGGTAAAGGTCTGCCCTGATCGATTGATTGACGCGTTGGCAAGCGTGTAAACATCGTTCCCGTCTTGATCCTCGACGGTAAATTGAAGTGTCAGGTTGGTCAGCGTGAAATCAGTGACAACCGAAACCGATCTCGATTCATCGCGGTAGAAGGTCAAGGTCGTTCCTGCCACCCTCTCAGGGGTCGATGCCGAGACAGGGTAGACGTTGATCGTTTGATTGCCTGTAATTGAGTCGCGGATTTCATCCAGTATCCCGCTCGTCGGATCGGTCGGAGTAGTCCCGCTCGTAGGTACGCCAAGGATAGCCCTGATCGCTGTCCGCTCATTCGCTGTCCAATCCGTCCCGCCGCCACCGCCACCGGCAGGGGCCATTTCAAGGGCAATCGTATCGAAGCGGAATTGCCCCGCTCCATCGGATTCGATCATGCTATCGAGCCTGCTAAGGGCCTGAGTAGCTGCAACTGCGTTGGCGATCTCAGTGTTCGCACTTGCTGCCATTGCATCGGAGTCGATAGCGTCGGTTGCAATCACCCGAGCCGACAACGCACCATCGACGAAAGCATCTTCTGGTATCGAATTCGGCTCGGCATCGTGAAGCACTGCCGCAACGTGATGAGATCCTG